GCTTAACCTGCATCAGCTCAAAAGACGATGCAACATCAAGCGCCGCCGTAGCCGCCATTTTCAAACCATAAGCCCCGGCCATGGCAACCAGCCCGCCTTTTAAAGAAAAAACGGATTTGGTCAAAGCTGAGATTCGGCCTTGCAATTTCGTAAATGCAGTTCCGGTTACATCTTTTGCGGCAAGTACAATCTGAAGTCGGTGATCAGCCATCCTGCTTCGCCTTTGGCTACGCAGGACAAGTCCTGCATAGCGTTTTTAGTTTATTTCTGCCTTTAAAACTATCGCTTCCAGCGCTTTAATCTTCTTCATCGTACAAACCGATAAATCAATGCCGAGACGGTCGGCCTCGGCATATACGGTGTTATAATCAAGCCCGGCGCCGCCTCCCCGCCACTGAGTTTTTACCTCAATCCACAGATCCCAGGCGTCTTGATTTTCATCCATGAGATCAGGCGGGCTGCCGTATTCACAAGTCGTGCAGGCTTCGCCCGTTTTGCCGCAAACCTTGCAGTACTCTATCCTTTCTTTGTCTGAGAACCAGCCCCAGACTTCGGCAAGTTTTTTTCCTCTCCCACGGAGCCGTAGGTTTCTTCTACAATCGCCGTCCAGACAAGGGTGCAAATCTTGTATGGCGAGTCATCAATGAGCTTGACCTCTTCCTTGCTAAAGAGTATGGGAAAAACCTCATCAAGCAGATCATCGACCTGATCCCGCGAAAGGTTTCCAATATCAAAGCCCTTTTTCTTTAACGCCTTGACCTCTTTTCTCGTAAGACTCCGCACGGATATTTTTTTATTTCCGACCTTTACCGTTCGCGCCATAGTTATCCTTTCACTTCTGCCTTCCTTGCCCTGCATAGCTTTAGCGACGCATGGGTGCCTATCCCTTTAATAACTCGCTATCGCATTCGTCACTCTGGCCACAATCGCACTCGCATCTGATCCGTCAGTGTAATATGCCTGAAAATTCAGATCCACGAGAAGCCCCTGGGGACCCGGGATATCAGGTGTATTTCGTTCAAGACGCAGCTCTTCGAGCTCTACTTCAAAAATAGAACTGGCGCCGTTCGAGACGGTAACCTTAAAGCTTGTTTCTGTACCGGCGATAGCTTTGTCCAACAAAGAAGAATCCTCGAACAGGGTTTTGACGTTGCCGGACACACCTACGATTCCAACCGGCACGCTTCCGCGCACACCACTGCCGCCGATGACGAACTGATCGGTGTCAAGCCCGAAATCGATATTGAACGACCACTCCCTGGCATTGGAAAGAGCGCCGCCGCCTTCGGTAATGGCGGCCTGAAAGTTTTCTAACCGTGCAAGAGATATTGTGGTCGGAGCTGCATCAAAGGCGCTGTTTTCAAGCGTATCCGACGCTCCTATAACGTCGATATTGTTTACCAGTTCGCCGTCTCCACCGACGCTCATTGACCAGCCGGAAACCATACAGCCCAGGAACCTGGCAAATTTATCCACCGTAAGATCGGTAAACTGCTCCTCCAGGGTAAAAGACGGCATGGTGGCGCCGATTTTATATTCGTGGGTGTAGGGATCTGATCCGGTTGTGGCTTCATCGTCGAACATCTTCTGCAGCCAGTACGGCATGGCGAGAGAATCGACAGGGACAACGATGGAACCCGATACATCACGATTGCCCGAAAAGGGCGCAACCGGACTGCGATTGCCGGTCAGTGTCTGAGCTGTTGAAAGCGGCTGCAGGCCTTTAACCCCGCAACTGTTCACCGGCAGCTCAAAGCCCACCGTGGCCACGGTTTTAAACGACGATTCTTCGCCGATCATCACTATTGCATTTGCTCCTGTTTGTTGCATGATAAATTACTCCGTAATTTAGGTTTACGGTTGACGGTTTACAGTTGACGGTTAAGGAATTTTGCTTTTTTTTAAACCGGTAACCGTAAACCGGTAACTGTTAACCGCTTTTATTCCATTGGATCCTCGCCGATTGTCAGCACCTGAGCGAAGTCGATATCGAGATATCCGCATACTTCCGGCAGTGGCGGTAAAACCGCATACGAAGTTTGCGGGCAGTGCCGCGACAATGGCGTTTTTTATATGCTCGATGAACTCCGATGCCAGCTTTACGCCGAGAGCCTCGACGACATTGTCTTCAGTGCGCAGCTTATATCCGTCTTTATTGATGGTCAGGAACGCACCCATGTAGTATTCGACCAGGCGTTTTTCCTGATGAAACAACTTGCCCGGTGATCCGAAAATCACATAAGGCGTGTCGTCTTCCTCGTCAGGATCATTCGCTGCATCGACTTCGGCATAAACTTTGACGCTGCGCTCAAAATTGATGTTCGCCCAGGCGTCAAGCTCGCTGTCATTTGCCACTGCTTCGACAAAGGTGTTGAAAAAGGTATAGAGATCCACTCAAAAATGCTCCGCATTTTAAGGATTCGAGGGGTCAAGGGATCGAGGGGTCAAGTGATGGTGTCGCTTCGCTCTATCTTTTTTAAAACGACTTTTTATCCTTCACTCGAACCCTTGGATCCCTGAATCCTTGAACCCTTTTTTTACGTAACGATTGTATCGGTAAACAGACAGCCTGCGTCTGCACAGACAACTTTCGGAACAAAATTCTCCGACGCTTCAACCATGTAGGATTTGATATCTTTCTCCCACCAGTAACGCACCGATCTGTAAAGATCGGATGCAATCTCGGCCTCAAACGGAGATTCCGAACCTTTCCAGTTGAACACATATCCGGCACTCGGGACCTCGATGGCGGGTGAAGGCTCCTGATAATACAAAAGCGCAGCTCCCTTGGTTGCGTTTGTTTCCCAGATATCAACCGCGTTGAAATCCGTGCCCGCCACAATCTCTTCTGCATCGGACTTGATTGCTCCGCCGATACCTACCCAGTCAAGCTCAAAGAGCTGTGCGATGGTTAATGTGGTTACATCCGCAGGTTTGCCTGATGTGCCGGTGTATTTGATTCTTTCAAGCACCGTGAACTCGGTTTTGACGTTCTTGAAAGTTTTTGCATCCATGATCAGGCGATTCGGGTATCTGCCTATGAGCTGACGGATAACCTCTTTTTGTGCCAGGATATCGGCAATAAAAGTGTTGCCTGTTCCGTCCGCAGTACCTACCCAGGCGGCAGCCACGTCATCGGTTGTGGTCCAGTTGGATGCAGTCATACACAGATCCGCAACTGCAATTTCTTTTGCCAGCATGACCATCTGCGTGGCAAACCTTGTGCCCGACTCAAAAGGCTTGATAGGCGCATCGGCGTTGTTGATCAGCTCGATCGGCACCTTATGGGCATAGGCTTGTTCAACACAGGCGTATGTTCCGCTTGTAACCGGATATCCGCCCTGGGCAGCTTTGGCGCCCGGGCCTCTTACTTTGGCCTCGTTTCTAAACCACGCGCCTTTTAAAAATTTGTAGTAATAATCGCTCTGTTTCGCGACAACCACATTCGGAAAAACCTGATCCGCTATAAACATCGGATTGCTGTATCCGACGGATATACCGGTCAGGAATGAATCTTTATGAACATCTGATGGTGTAGGTTGCATTTTCTTCTCCTTGCCCTGCGTAGCTTTAGCGAAGCAGGGTTAGTTTGTTTTCAATAGTAAATAGTCAATTTTAAGCAGGAATAGAAAGCGTATCGCTGCAAAGCAGGATCGCTCCTACATCGTCTTCCGCTCCGGATGCTCCGATGCATACACCGCGTGCAAGATCTCCGTCAGTATCCGCTGCATCGCCCTTGCCGTTGTCGGTTGCTCCGACATATTCGCACTTTACTTTACCTCCGACAGCCACGGCAGCGTTCATCACCAGCTTGGAGGTGCCGTCCACACGCACAACCGCAATTTCACCATCAGCCGGAGCATTCTGCAAAACGCCCACCGGGTATTCGGTACCGCTGTCCACCAGATCCACCGTTGTGTCATCTGCCTGATGCACAAACATGAATTGATGACTGCTTAAATCCTCTACAGCCGTAAAAGTTATATCTTTTCCGCCATATTCAATCATGATTTATCTCCCTTGTCCTGCGTCGCAAATGCTATGCAGGGCTTGCCCTGCGTAGCTTTAGCGAAGCAGGGTTAGTTTATTTTAAATATTCAATCCCTATGCCATTCCTGCCGGCACCCACTTGCTTCTCAACTGGCTCTCCGTTGCGGCAAGCTGTTTTACGGCATCCGCGTAACTGATGCTTTTTTCATCGGCAAGGGTTTGTGCCTTAGCAGAGAGCTGCTCATCAATGGGCATCTCTTTTTCGCCGTTCTTTGCCAGCTCTTCGGCTGTCAGCTCTTCCTGACCGACCGGTTTGGTTGCTTCGGTTTCGAGTCCTTTCAGACCCAGGGCTCGTTTTTCTCTTTCCGCCGTGTAAAACTGCTTATATGCAGCATCTGCAGCAGTGCCTTCCTCGATTGCTTTTTTGGTTTCAACAGGATCGGCATCTGCGCCGAGGATCTCGGTCACTCGCGTGCGTTCAGCGGTTGTGCCTTCTTTTACTCCTTCGACATGTCCTTCCTGTCGGGCTTCTGTTTTAAACTTCTCCAGCAGATCCGGGGCTTCCGCCACCACCTGCTTGAAATTTGCCGTTAACTGCTCTTTTGTAAGAATATCAGCCATGATATTTTCTCCTCTGTTATGTGTTTGTTGTGATATTAATAATTCCAGACTTCCAAGATTATCGGCCATGCCTGCGTTTACAACGCCTGCACCGACCAGGACGCCGCCGCGCCCGTAGTCGTTTATCACGGTATCCGGATCTGTTTTCCGGTTTCTTGCAACGATTTTTATGAATTCGTCGGCAAGGGCGTCCGCGGTTTTAAGAATCTCTTTTCGACCTTCAGCCGTTTCCGGATCAAGCCGTTTCATGGGGCTGTTAGTGGAAACAATCTCGATTACACTCGAAGACGGTTTCTGCATGGCAACGACGACGCCGATGGATCCGAGCCTTGCCGTTGCGTCTATAACTATTTTATCAGCAGCGGATGCGATCCAGTATGCTGCGCTGGATGCGGATCCGCCGACATATGCCGTGACTGGTTTTTCCCCTCTGGCCTCGTAAACCATCTGAGCAAACTCGTTTACGCCTGATACCTGCCCGCCGGGTGAGTCTATGTCCAGGATGATCGATTCCACCTTGTCGCTGTCCATTGCCGACTTGAAATCCTTTGCCAGCACGGACAGCGATGTCACCTCGAAAAACAGCGAAAAGAAGCTGCCGTGCCTGAAGATGGGACCCGTAATCGGCAGGATGGCAGTAGTCCCGCGCATGATTATATTTTCGCCCTCGTTTGACCATTCGCCGGCTTTAGCAGCCAGGGCGTTGTAATCAAACTCGTTTTGCGCCGTTATGATGGACTCAAGCCCATCCGGCGAAATCGCCCAGGGCTGAGTAAAGATATCAATCGTCTTCGTCGCTTTTACTTCCATCTTCTTCGCCTTTCGTTGTCTTTGTTTTGTCGGCAGTTGTCAGCTCAAGGCCCAGTTCTTTTGTTTTTTCGTTTTCCCGTGCTTTCTGCTCCAGAACCTCTTCCCAGTCTTCGCCCTGTGCGGCTACCTCTTTTGCCAGGGTGGACAGGCCGTAATCAATAGCCTTCTTGGATGCGTCAACCTCTTTGACCGGATCAACCCAGCCCCAGCCTCCGCCTATCCATTGAACACGGCTGTACTCATGTTGATATTTATAAAAATCAGGAGCATCGAACATGCCGCGCAAAAAAGCTTCTTCCAGGACAAGATCCCATACAGGTCTGCAGAATTTACCGGAAAACCACTTTCGCCAGCCCATGAACATTCTGCGTCCTTCAAGCAGAGACGCCCGTGCGCTGGAATAATTTGTCTTTGAAAAATCTTTTGCGATGAGTTCGTAAGGAAGGCCGAGGGATATGCCGATGACTCGCAAAATACTTTCGATAAACGAGCCGAATGAATCGCCCGGGCGTTTCGGATCAACAGTGTTAATCGACTCGCCGAAATTAAGATAGCTGACTAAGCCGGGTTCTATGCTCTGGACTCTCTCGTTTGTGCCGGTTTCCGTATCGCCGCCCATGGCCATAGCCGCGGACATGGGATCACCCTTGGTAATAAATACGGCAAGGCACGCAGCCACGCGCGCAGCCACAACTTCGGCCTCGAGATAATCAGCGAGATCTTTAAAATACGACAGAACCGGCGCAAAAAAAGGAACTCCGCGAGTCTGGCCGGGTCGCTTTGTGGGAAAGATGTGTAATATCTTCGGCCGTCCTTCGGAATCTCTTGCCTTAATGGGAATATAATCGTTCTTGTCCTGCGTAGCTTTAGCAGAGCCGGATTTAACTTTCTTGATCCAGTATGTTTCGGGCTGGCCCCGGGATCCTGTTTCGATTCCATGCGGCGCAAGAGTGATTTTATCAGGCCTGGACACAAGGCGTTCCGATTCGAGTATTTCAAGACATCGGCCGAAGGGACGCCACTTTTCTTTTGCCCAGGTGGGAATAATGATGGTTTCGCCGTCTTCGATCACCTTGGCAATAGCCAGAAACTGCATCTCGTCAATATCAAGCTTGTTGGCAGCATCCGCCATGGGTGCAAAAACACTCCATGCCGTTTCAGCCTGGCGGCGCAGATCCTTGGCTCTGTCTTCGGATATGCCAAGGACATTGGCACGGATCTTTGACTGCGGTTTAAGTCCGTTTCCGATGATATTGGTTTTCATCGTGTCGAGAGCGCCGGACGCAACAGGATCGTTTCTGTTCGCATCACGAGCCCTTGATCTCATAACAGACAGATCGTAAGATGTAGCCGTTGCCTGATCTCCGCCCATGCCCGGCAAAATCCAGTTGTCACGTATCCTGGTAATGTCGGCGGCTTTATAGCCTGACAGCATTGACAGCGCATAGCGTGATCGCATCCGTTTAACGCCCCACTGTGGAGCAACTTTTTCTATGGCCCGATCAATCATATTTTTTGGGATATCGATTGGTATCATGTCGGATTCACAAATTTTATTTTGTTAATAAAGCCGCCCGGTTGAATCTCGGCCTGAATCAGGGATCGCAGCTTTATAAGCTTGTCTAAGTCAACCGCCTGATAGGAAACCGTCTTGCCGGCGTATTCGACCTGAACCGAACGCTTGCCCGATGTCAGAGCAATAATCGCCGTTTCGACAGTGGCGAGGTCTGTGGATGTAAAGGACATGGAAAAAATACCTTCCTTCTTCGCTAAAGCTACGCAGGACAAGCCGTATTTTTTAGCTGATAGCTCTTAGCTGTTAGCTAATAGCAAACAAAAAAAGCCGCTGGGCCTTTTATAGAGGCAGCGGCTTTCTCCAGTAATCACAGTCTTGTTTCGGGTGGCCGAGATCGATATCGATTCTCAGCTTCGTGCAATGAAGCCCCAGCAACATGCGACAGTTTAGACAGTCAAAAACGGGTTCCGGGCAACGGGTTACAGGTTGCGGTGTAACCGGAGGAGATTTTTGCGGCTTGTCAGGCATAGCCTTGGCAACGCCTGAAGCTTTACTCTTCTTTTTAGACATAAAAAAACCCCATATATGGTGAAAATTAAAATTTCGCACACCATATCATGGGGTTTTTTGTTAAATCGGGAATTGTACGGAAGATTTACAGAAGAATTACAGAAGAATTACAAAAGAAAACTATTGACAACAAAAAAAGCGCCCCAAAGGGGACGCTTTTTTTGTTGCCCTGCGAAGCTTTAGCGAAGCATGGGCCGTTTTTAATTGAAACTTGAAGGGCTACTCCTCACATTTCACTTTTAAAATATATGTGATTGCCGGATTGCCAAACGCATATTTGCCGGTTTGGATTGGCGTCTCGTCGATAATCTCAACATTTTTGCACTGATCTTTAAAGATCACGTTAACGGCTTTTATTCGATCCGCCTCATTTTTACCATCCCATGAAAAATCGGTAAGATTTATTATCGAAACTTTATAATCATAAGAATCGTCATCAACCGGTTCCACCCTGATTGTGCCTTTTGCTGTCAGATAGCCGATGTGTCTCGGCGATCCAGCACATGACATAAAAACAAACCCGCAACAAATCATTATAATTAATAGTTTTTTCATCCTTCTTCGCCTTTGGCTACGCAGGACAGGTCCTTTTTATTGTTTTTTTTAGTTTTACGATCTGAATCGCCTGCTCTTTTATTATGCTGTCTTTATCTACAATTGCCTGCCTCAATGTGTCAAGCTCTTTTCGGAGAACCCATGAAGGAAGCGTAGCGGCCGGCGGTTTTTCGGTTGAGTGTTTTTCGATAATATCATTTATTTCCTGCTGTATAAGAGGTTCTTTGTTTGTTTCGGCTTTTTTTATATCTTTTACAACTTTCGGAAAGTTAAGAACTCCGCATTTTCTTTTCACCTTTTCAACAAACCCGACGCCATACTCTCTTGTTTCTTCTGGATAATTCACATAGGCAAGCCGATCTCTATAATATTTTTTTGGCTGAAGTCCGTGCCGGATTCTAATATACTCTTCAAAGGTCGATTTTGCAAAACGTTTATTCTCCTTATACCGCTTTGTTCTTTCCAGGTAAAACATCATGTTAATAAATAAAATACCGTTTTCAAACCAGGCCGTGGTCGCATTTGACGCTATATCTTCAAGCTCCTCAATAGCTTTTCCGTCATAATGCTTCTTTAACATTGCAATTGTTGTAACGGGCATTTTTTTCCATCTGTCGTTTACTAATGCTGTGTTCATCATGATAATCTCCTTCCGTTTAAGGGTTAGGGGTTTTGGGTTCGCAATTATATATTGGGTTTCATTATATATTTGGCTCGTATAAAAAAATTGGGTTTAAATTTCCTTTTGACTCGCAGGAGGTTTTTGGGTTTCACAACAAGACTGGCTCGCAAGGTCCGACTGGGTTTCATGCTTTTTTTGGCTCCCAGCGTCGCCTAAAGGCTTTGCTGGGCCGGGCGCAACCTAGCTTTGGGTTTCATCTATTCCTTGGCTCCAATAGTATGGTGGTATTATATTTGTATGTTTCAAGATTGTTTTAGCGTATGGGCCTTCAGTTGATTTGCCGTCTATGGTTCGAGCTATGTGCCAGAAGTGAGACAGGAAGAGCTTTACGGTCTCATTCATGGCCATGTTGTGCCTGTGCCCTTTTGTTGCGTCCGGGTGCGTTCTTTCCCGTTTTATTTTACGTTTGAGCATGAAGTTTTTATACAGGTGATCTGCGCCCTGCCGATTAAACTGTTCTCTGATATGATAGCCAATGACACGGCCTTTTGTTGACCAGGTGTTAAGGGTGCCTTTTTTTCTTTTAGGCATTTTACCGTCAACCGTGTGCCTGCCCATATAATGCCACCAGCTCGAAACCATAGGAAAGTCTTTTATTTCTATATCGTGGATTAAAACGCCGTCACCTTTTACGCTCTTGTCGCATTTTTTGCAGTAAAGAGTCTTTTCCTTTTTCTCAAGCTTTTCTCCGCATTTCGGGCAGATAGCTACAAAGCGGTAATAATAAAGCATAATAAGATTTCCAGCCACAAAAGGTCCGACTCCGGGCACCTTTTCAAGCCATTCAGTCCAGATCGGCCAGAATTTAAGATATTTTGTAATCTTTCTTGAATAACTGCCCTTGATCGACTCCATGGCTTTATACTCATCCTGGTATTTCAAGGGTGCAGCAGGATTCAACGCAGCGATTCTGTTACTTGTGGCCGTCATCAGCTTTACAGCCCCGTCATAACTCTTGCACAAATAATTTAAATACTTAATTGTATCCATATCCGGTTTCATAATTACCTCCTTGGTTTTGGGTTTACCCTGCGAAGCCTTTAGGCGAAGCATGGGTTACGCCGCATCGTCCGGCGGATCTGTTTCGTGATAGAACGTTAATTTTTGGAAATATTTATCGAGATTATCAGTATGAGCATACCAGCGGTTGTTGATCAGCTTGGCGGGCATGCCTCTTGCGACAAACTCTTTGAATAGCGGCCTGGAAACGCCGATGTATGTCATTATCGCATCGCAACCGATTAGTATCTTTTTATTATTCACGTTTCATTTTATCCATTTACCGTTTTGATTACCACGCACCCAGGAACCGTTTTGTTGAGGTATCGCGGGCCTTTCTGCTTCCCTTTTCTGCTTTATCTTCTGCCAGAAACGAATTCCAAGGATCTCTGCACAGGCCAGGCCGTAGCCTGACACATCCCAGGCGTGATTTGCCATGGACTGGCGGACCTGCCAGACGCCTTTTTCGTCGACATATTCGGATGTCATCTGTCTTGCCCAGTCTTCGGTCATTTCGGAATGCATATGCCAGGCTCCGGGATCCGCCGGGGCAATCTCTAAGGTGTTGGCCAGTTTATTTTTAAAATAGGTCGTATTTACTCGTGCAAGCTTGATACCGCCGGGAATAGGCTTACTTGTGCCGGGATATACGTCTATTTTCGACCAGGCAACGGGCTGTTGCATTCTTTGCTCGCCTTTTAGCGGAAAAACACGTCCGCGATTGACACGGCACCAGTCATATACCTCGTCCGTTCTGTGGCCCATGGCGTCGATCACGCTTAATCTGACAAGATATTTAACGCCATTCACGTCCTCATAAACGTCATCGAACAGAATCTGCTCTAATTGTGCAAAATTGGCAGCAAAACCGTTACGGATCTGCCACGATTCCTGAGTCAAGCCGTAACCCCATGCTCGGATCTCGTAAAAAAAGCCGTTATCCTGAGTATCGATAGCACCTGTGACGGCTGCAATCACATCGCCGGACGGAATCAGACCCGCAGGCCGATCATCACGCAGCGCCAGGAGATGATCTTCGTCCCGCTCCACGACATAATCAATCCAGGGCACGGCTTTGTGGCCGTTCTGAAAATCCTTGAGCTTTGTTTTATCCTTTAAACCACGGAGAAACGCAGCCGCAACCTCGGACAAACCAACGAATATGGACAGCCACGACGGTATATGAAAGCCGATTTTTTGTGGCCTGAACTTTTCGAGATGTTTGAATAGTTCAAGGCCGGTCTCTCTTTCTATCCAATCACCGTTTTGCACGGCCTTATTGCGCAGATCGTCATCCCAGTGCTCCTGACAATTCGGACACTCGTACCAGGCCAGGTTTTCGCCGTCCACCGTCTCCGGATCCCGCTCATCCTTCGGGAATTTTATCTGCTCAAAGGTCATCAGGTGAAAATGATCACAAAAAGGACAGCGGACATGATAATCAAACACGGCCTGGGATTCCACGGTAAGGGCTATCCAGATAAAGCCGTCTTCCATGGTGGGGCTGGAGATCTTCCAGGCTTTATAATTCCAGCGATAGGTTCGGGTGCGCTTTTCGCCGAGAGAGATTGGATCCGCCTCTTTTTTGCCCGCGGTTGCCGGATATTTGTCTGTTTCGTCAAAAACCAAGTATCGGATGGGCTTATTTGCCAGGCGTGCGGCTGATCTTGCCCAGGCCATGTATATCGGCATATGCTGCAGGTTGATGCGCATGGAAGAAACGTCGTCATCAACGCCGGTGAGATAACCGCGCAGCCTGGCCGAAGACTCGATCATGGGCCGTATTCTATCCCGGGAGTTATCTCTTGCCGTCTGTTCGTCGGGATAAACGTACAAAACAGGCCCGGGCGCACGATCAATGGCATAACCGATGCAGTTATTAACCATCTCAGACTTGGCCACCTGAGGAGCCGCACAAACCGTGATCACCCGCACAGATGAAAAAAAAGACGCATCCATAATCCCGGAAATATAAGGCGTAACCCTGTTTTTCCATCTACCGGGCAACCCGCCGGTGGTAATCACCCGATGCCGCTCACACCACTTTGAAACAGGTATCTGCTTGCGCTTGCGAAGCACTTTCTTCTCCGCAGGCGTAAACGAACCGGTGTATTCCAGTTTTCCGGACTTAAGCAGCTTATCTGCCAGCAATCCCGGCAGCCAGGATGGGGATTTTATGTTGAATATTTCAGTTTGTTGGTTTTTCACCTTCTGCCTTCTGCCTTTGTGCCTTATGCCTATCCCTTCTCTATAATTACCTGAAAATTATCCAGACTCGCATACTCATTAAGTGCCTCATCCAGCATTTTACCCAACATCTCTTGCAATATCGGCACAAGAGACGCCTCGCCGGACACCGCATCCACCATGTCGCGGCATTCGGACATAAATCTGTGACGCAACCCGGCATCCAGGGCACCGGCCCGACCTGCCACCTCCATTTCAAACTCCGCCCTGGGGATAAACTTACCCTGAGCAACGGCCTGCTTAAAGCTGAGATCCGATACCTGAGCCTCCAGCTTCTTAATCTCCATTTCGCCTTTTTTCTTCTGCATCATTTGCAGCTCGGCATCGGAGATCTCAGCCGGCTTTTTAAGCCCGGATATTCTTACATATCGATCTATGTCTTTCTCCAGCACCGATCCGTCCGACTGAATCCGAAGCAAACCGTCGGTTGCATCCTTATACAGCTTGGTCTTGCCGATCTTAAAGCCTTCGCGGCGGAGATGCTTCATAACCTCCAGCCGGTTTTTCAGCGCCGGTTCAGGTTCTTTTTCCACTTGCAGATCGACCAGCAGCTTCCAGGCTTTTCCAAGGGCAGCCAGATTTTCAACAGTGGGATCCTGCTCCACCCTCTTTGCCGCCTCGTCTCTGGCTGTTGTTAATATGTTAAGATCGTTTGTCATCCTTCTTCGCCTTTGGCTACGCAGGACAAGTTCTTCTTCATTTCGCTACGGCTTGCCCTGCATAGCTTTAGCGAAGCATGGGTTATTATTTATCTCGATAGGCTTTTAAGGCATTTTCATATACTTTATTGGTATGCCAATTTTTAAACATCTGGCTCTGTAATTTACGATTTTTAACCTCAAGTTCAGCGATGTGTAGCTGCAGTTCCTTAATGTCTCTTTGCAGACGGATCAACTCGGCACCGTGAATAGTCAGCCAGGCATCTATTTCATGCCCGCGACCTACGCCCCACCAAAAAACCAGCGGTATGGCGAGAACGAAAAGCATGGTAATTATGGGCCATTTATATTTTTTCATAAGGTTTATAACAACTTAATAACCTGCGTGTATGGTTTGCGCACCCCTTACTAAGCACCCCCACTTGTCATCCCCTGGCAATTATCGAGCCTTACCGACAGCCCGACCATACACGTCACGGTTCATTTACTGGTTATTTTACGGATAGCATAACGGCTCGTAATAACTTTATAACCGTCTGTAAATTTAATCAAAATAGAGTTCATCTTCCCCCTTGCCAAAACACAGCAAAGATGTCCTTTTCTTTCTGGTAATTTTACTTTCCAAAACCATTTATGTGTATATTCAGTCATAGTAAAATAACAAGGGTTATGCGTCACGACGCATTTTAAATAATATTTTTTCCATTAATTATTTTATCCGGATGCGAGCAGATAAAATCAAAAACATCCGGAGTCATAAAAACCAGGTTATTTATTTCTTTTGACAGATCCCAGTTTTTATTAGCCCAGGACTGTGTGTGTCTCAAATAAACCCGCTCCGGAGACACATGAATGGCAACAGGGTGCTTTTTTAATAACCCGGCCAATTCCAACACCTTTAAGGGTACGTCGGGCGCGGGTTTATCAGACCGCCCGCCTGAGAGCTCGCATATCGCACGATCTTTACTTTCCGAGGGTAAACCCCCGGACTCTTTTGGCCTGTTGCCGCTGTCACTTTGCACGGGCATGCCCTGCGAAGCTTTAGCGAAGCACGGGCTCCCTTTTTTATATCTTCCAAGAAGCGATTGTCCAATAAACCACCCTGGAGGCAAACCTGATAAAATCCACTCTCGAATATCTACTTTTGACTGAAATGCTTCGCCGGGATCTCCACCTTTCGGTACCGGCCATCGCACCGCCTGTGGAAAATTATCAACCCACCACTGGCAGGCTTTTAATCCCGGCTTGTCGAAATCAAGAGAAAGTAAAATAACAGATGTTTGTTTCATACAAACAAACAAATCATTATTTAGATCGTTCGATGTCGAACCCAGGGCGACGACACTGATCAGATCGCCGGCCTCCTGATCCAGTAAAATTGCATCGAGCTCCGACTCCACAACAACCGCTGCACGCTCAATATTAATAACCGACAGTTTTTTCATGCCGGACCCCGGGATTACATAATATCTCGGCGCATCTTTTCCCTTTCGCCGTATCCGGATCCGCTCCACCTCATCACCGGCCATCTTCGGGATCACCAGGCCCCTGGGGATCCAAAGGCGCTTTTTCAATCCGTTATCTTTAAGGATAGTCTCAAGTCCCCAGGACTCCCTGGGCCGCCACAGATCCTTGCCGTCTTTTCCGATATTCAAACCCAGTTTAAATTTTATAAGCGCCTTTTTCTTTATTCCCCGCCTGCGCAGCCACGCCCGGACCGGATCATTACTCATAAGTTCCTGATGAGCTCGATCCACAAGTTTATCAGCCTTTTCCCGCCACAACTTAATATCAGCCACACCTTCCGGGATATCCGGCACAACCCGACCCTCCGGAGCAGCTTTTACAGGACTTGTCTTTTTACCCGGCACCGCGGGCGTTTGATATTTCGCGGGTTTTTTCAATTCTTTACCTACCGCCTCACATGCCTGCGGATATGTCATGCCGGAAAACTCCATTAAAAATGTAATACTGTCACCGCTCTTATCACACTGCCGACACCACCAGGATCCGCCGTCCCGCTTTTCCGGCCACACATGAAACCGATTCGAGGGCAAACCGTCACCACCTATAGTGCCGCCACATCCTGGACAGGATGAAACATACTCCCCACCACCGGTCGATGCCACTTTCTTCGGCGAAATCCCTTTTTCTTTTAATAGATCAAGTATTTTCATTTTTCTTTATAGTCCACTATCGTCCATTTTTATTTATAATAATTACACGTTCTTATATTTTATATGGACGATTGGACTGTTTGTATGTAAAAGTGCCGTATAGGATATTGCTTTTTACTGTGCCAACACTTAGGGGGACATAAAGTCTAATCGTCCACTGATTTTGTAAGCCTTTGTTATAATTATCATTAAAGTCTGGACAAACATGGACAGTCTGGACGATTAAACTCATATTTCACCATTTAATCTAATTTTAACTACCAAAAGAGATATCCAACCCTATATATCGATAGGTGCCCCTCTTCTCTTTTTTAAAACGCTTCCTCATCATTTTACCGAATCGCTTCTGGGTGGGCACTCTTTTCTCGGTTTCATCAATATTCTCAATCCACCATTCACGGAAAGCGGTATATAAAGCTGTCGCACCCACCTCAAGGGATTTATCAACAACACAGATATCTTCTATAAAATCAGTCAAATCATCTTCTTCGCGCTGATATCTCCCCGTCTCCTCTGTAACTTTCCAGGGCACTTTCATTCCATCTCTCTGCCAGATCAGGCAGCCACGCACAAGCCATGCCAGGATCCCGGACGCTTCAACCTGCAGCTTTTCAAATAGATCAAGATCCGCAGGGCGCTCGAAATCCTCTTTTGGTTTATAATCCACAAAACTAAGATTGAATTTAATTAAACGCACGCGGGTCCAGAAGGCTTTGTCGTCAACCGGTGTTCCCGGGCGCTCATTGGTCATTAAGAATAAAGTGTGCGAAGGATAAAAAGTGGTGGGTCTTTTATCATAGGGATTTCTGCCGGTAAGCGTGTCTTTTCCGGACAACCATTTCACCTTTGAGGGAGAAAACCGCCTGTTTTCATCGGTCTCGCTGCCAAAGGCAATGCGCAAACCTTTGAGTGATAATATATCCGGAGTGGGGCCTGTGGATGTAAAACGCTGAGAAAGAAAAATTTCAGACGGGATCGGGATCGCAAGCGGCCCCATCACAAATTTTATAATTTCGACAATGGTGCTTTTGCCATTATTACCGTGAGGACCCCAGAAGATGGGTAATAATTTTTCTTTGGTCAAACCGGTGCAGGCATAACCAAAAAGCCTGCCCATATATTCGACCATCTCAACATCACCCTCAAAAATTTCTAATAAAAACTTCTCCCAGGCCGGGGCTGGTGTATCGATGCCGGTCCACTTGATAGGGCTGGCATTTAATAAATAGTCTTCCGGCCGGCCATCTCTGAAATTACCGGTCTCAAGATCGACCACTCCGTTTTTGCAGGCCAGCAGCGTTGGTTTATTATCAAACTGCTCATTATTCACACATAGTGC